TCAGGCGATGATCGTCATTCCGGCCTCGCGCCCGGGCGCCAGCGTCCCGCGCTGCCGCACGGTCATTGTCAGGACCTGCCCGGCCGTGGCGTCGGCGGCGATCATGGTCGCGTCATAGGTCCAGTCCGTCGACACCGTCCGCGCGCTCCGGATCAGGCCGTCTCCGTCGAACAGGGCCACATCATAGGCTTCCGCCTCCTCGCCCAGCGGCACGTCCGCACCGCTCAGCCAGCGCCATCCGGCGCGGCTTCGCCGGGTCCAGCCGAACGTCCATCCCCCGGCGCCATCGGGCCGGGCGGCCAGATGGACCGGACACGGGGGCATCATCGCCTCGCCGCTGACCGCGATCTGTGCGCCCGCCGGGTCGACGTCGCCGATGCCGATCGCGGCCAGCGCCAGCGACGCTCCCGCCTCGCCGGCGATCCCGGCCAGCACCAGCGGCTCGACCAGCCGGTCCTCCTCGACCAGCAGGAAGGGCTCGCCGGCCGCATGATCCGCCATCGCCCATTCGGTGCCGCGCAGCCCCCGGCGCAACCCGGTCAGGCGATAGCTGGCAGCGCCGGTCCGCGCCGCGTGCCCGAACTGCATCAGTTCGCGCCCCAGCAGGCACAGGTTTCGCCCCTGCGCCAGCGCCGCTTCGTCCGCGCCCGCCAATTCCATGTCCGGCGACAGCAGCGTGACCGTCAGGGCGTTGCGCCCGTCGACCAGCACCGCGCTGCCCGGCGGCAACGCGGCGTCCGCCGTGCCAAGCGTCGCGCGCGGCGCGCTCCGACCGATCGGGACCGCCTCGCCGCCCTCGCCCGTCACGAACAGCGCCGCACCGCGCCAGCCCGCCCCGCCGCTCGCCGCCGCGACGACCAGCGGCGCGCTCGCCACTGCCTCGCGCAGGGGCGGCAGGTCCGCCAGCATCAGCGTCGTGGGGCCGTGCGGCGCATCGACCTGCCGCACCATCGTCCCGGACGACGCGCCGCCGGGCGGCGCCGTCCCCGCCCCGGGCACCCGGCGCAGCGACAGGCGCACCGCCATCGCCTCCCATTCGCGCTCCTCGATCCGCCACAGGCCCGGCACGTCCGCGATCCGCACCGCCATCCCGGGCTGCAGCGTCAGGGCCTCCCATCCGCACCGCAGCGTCACCACCGCCCGTCCGGTCCACAGCGTCGCCAGGCGCGCCGCGGCCAGGGCGCGCGCCGCGTCCGCGGCCAGCACGGCGGGCAGGTCGATTCCCTCCTCCGTGCGCCCCGCGCCTGGCCGGACCACCCGCTGCACGCTTGCCTGATAATCGCGCGCCGCGTCGTGATGGCGCAGCGACAGGGCGACGGGCACCGCATCCGCGCCGCCGGCCGATCGCTCCATGGCGTCGACCGCCCGGCCGTTGACCCGCCGCGCCAGATCGCAGCCGTCACATCCTCTTCCGCTACATCGGGCGCGGGCAGCAACGCCAGCCCCGCTTCGCCTGACCCCAGCGCCAGCCCGTGCGCCGCGACCAGCGGCGCGATCGCCGCGCGCAGGTCTCCGCCCTCCGCCGCATAGCCGCCCAGCGTCGCCAACGCCCCGCTACCCGGCCCCTCACCGCCCAGCCGCCCCTCGCTCAGCTCAGCCGCGATCGCATCGATCGCCACCGCACCGTCATCGGCCTCCACCTCGAAGGTCAGGGACGGTATGCGGTTGCCGTAATCGGCCAGCGCCAGATTCTCGAACACCGCATAGGCGATGCCCCGGTGCGCCGGCGTCTGGCTCGTCCCCTGCGCCGACGCGATCAGCGGATCGACCGCCTGCCCTTCGGCGCCGCCGTGCAGGCGAAAGGCGCCCAGTTCGGTCTTGAAATCCCCCGCCGCCCCGCGCAGCAGGTTGCCGTCGGCCCAGATCCGCCCGACCCGTCTGATCGTCCGCGCCGAAAGCGCCACGGCGAAACTCGCCGAATAGCTGTAGCTGGTGACGCTCGGCCGTCCCTTGCCGCCGCTCCTGGTCTTGCTTTCCTTAAGGTCGGTCGCCCAGATCACCGTGCCGGCGACCCGGATCGTTCCGAACAGCTTGGGCACCTGCGTGCCATAGCTCGACGTCTGCACCTGCAGGTCCGACAGGCGCGGTCCCTCGCGCCCCTTGGGCTTGAACAGGATGCCATGGTCGACCGCATTGCCGATCAGCCCGCCTATCGCCCCGCCGAACGGCCCGCCCAGCGCCGTCCCCACCGCCGTCAGCACAACCGTCGCCATGAATCCCCCCTTTTCATCTACGCGCCCGTCCACCAGCCGATCACCGGCCAGGGCGAAGCGCCCGGCGTCTCCACCACCCGTCCCAGCCCGGCATGGGCGTGGACGAACCCGTCTCCCGTCGCGATCATCAGGTGCAGCGCCAGCGGTCCCGGCCGCACCAGCGCCAGGTCGCCCGGCCTCCCGGTCCCGACCGGCCGCAGCCCCGCCGCGCGCAGCCAGCCGCCCACCCGCATGGCGTCATGGGTCCGCAGGCCATAGGCATCGGGCGCCACGCCCGCATGCCCGGCGCGCGCAAACGCCAGCGCCGCCAGCCCCACGCAATCCAGTCCCGCCTCGCTGCGCCCGTGCAGGCGGAACGGCACGCCGATCAGCGCCCGCGCCTGCGCGACGATGGCCGCCGCCCCCGTCTCACCGCTCATGCGCCGGGATAGCGGGTCAGCAGGTCCATGCCCGGCAGATAGGGCTCGCCCCGGAAATTGACGGCGTTGCCGAACCGGCCCGCACAGGTCGCCAATTGCCGGTCACATCCCTCGGTCAGCAGCGCCAGCGTGCCCGCCGTCACCGCGAAGGCGGGCGGATCGGCCAGGCGCAGCCCGTCCGTCCCGTTGTCGACCACCGCCTGCGTCATCCCGCTATTGGCCCCCTGCAACCAGCGCAGCGTGCCATAGGCATAGGCCCCCGCCGTCAGGCCGCCGGCCGTCACCGCCGCGTCGTCCACCGCCTCTACCGCCACGATCCGCCGCCGCCCGGCCATCGCGACCCGGCATCCCCGGTCGCCCAGCATCGCGCGGCAATCGGGCGACGTCGACGGCGCGACCGGCGCATCCAGCACGCCCGCCGCACCCGTCAGTTCGGCCGTGAAGCCGCCATCCTTGCGGGACACCGCGCCGATCCGCCCGCGCGCCAGCAACAGCCACAGCGCGCCGGGTGCCTCCCATTGCGTCAGCCGCAGTTCCAGCGCCGCGCCGTCCCATCGGCCCGCCATCAGGTCCGTCTCGCTGATGGCGTCGCTGCTCAGCGCGCCGGCCACGTCGCTGTCCTCGCCCTCCAGCCCGATGCCCGATCGCACCGCCGCCGGCGTCATGCCGGGCGCCGCGCGATAGTCCAGCCCCGCCACCGTCAGGTCGCGGTCATGGCTGGTAAGGCCGATCGTCACTCCGTCCCGCCGCTCGATCCGCCAGCAGAAGGCCATGGTGCACAGCGGCCCGGCCAGCATCGCCGCCGCGCTCATTCGCGGATCTCCACCAGCGGCACCGACGGCGCCTCGCCGGCCAGAAAGGTCGCGCGGCTGATCTCCAGCCGGTCCTCGGCAAAGCGCACCGGAACGTCGAAGCGAAAGCCTGCCGTCAGCACGGCGCCTTCCTCCGGGGCCGTGTCGAACGCGATCACGCCCATCCCGGCATGGCTCCACCCTTCGCTCATCTCCATGCCGTCCGCCGCCACGCGGATGCTTCCGGCCACCGGCCGGGTGACGGTCCGCGTCTGCGCCTCCTCCCCCGCACCGTAATAGCGCGTCAGCTGGAACGACGCCCGCACCCCGTCGCCCGTGCCCAGCCGCTGGTCCAGCGGTCCCGGCGCCGCGCCGGGCGCGCCGCTGCGATTGTCATAGGGATCGGTGAAGCGGAATCCCCGTGCCGCCCCGCGCCGCGCGCGGAAGAAGGCGATCAGCGCGGCGATGTCCGCCTCCGACCGCACGCCCGGTCCGGCATCGTAGGACAATCGCGCATCGGCCCAGTCGCTGCTGCGCCGTTCATGGCCCGACGGGCTTTCGACGATCTGGGTCGAAAAGGCCAGCGCAACGCTGGCGTCCCGTCCGATCGCCAGAGGAAACAGCACATCGTCAAAGGCTTGCATGCCATCCTCCTCATCCAGATTGAAGCAGGTAAAACCGTCGCGGCACGCCTGCGGCAGTGCCCAGATGAAGGTCGCCGCCGTCCCCCGCGCGATCGACGCCTGCGCCGCGTCGGCGATCGCGCGCCATTGCTGCGCCTGCCCGGGCATCAGCACGAAGCCGGAGAAATAATGCTGCCTTTCGACGGGATAGCCCAGTCGCGCCGTCGCCAGCGCCACCCCGCGCGCGGTCAGGTGCGGCCGTTCCTCGGTTACCCAGTCATAATCCTCCAGTTGCAGCACGTCGAACGCGGGCGATGCCCACCCGACCGGCATGTTCGCCCGCTTGGCCTCGGGCGCGCGGGCGTCCAGCACCGTGGGCAGATAGGTCAGCAAATGGGTGAGCGCCCCCGGCGCCACCGCCTTCACCGCCGCGCACAGCTCCGCCGTGGACGCCGCCAGCAGCGCGCCTGCCGCGTCCAGCACGTCGCGTTGCGCCGCGTCCATCTCGCCCCACAGGCTGGGGACCGACACCGGACTGCCGCCCAGGGCCGCCCGCGCCGCATCGTCGTAGATGCAGATGCGCCCGTCGCCCGGCATCACCCACCACCACGGCTCCCCGACCTGAAACAGGATCGGCAGGCCGGCGTCCAACCCTATCGAAACAAAGGCGCATGCCACCGCCCTCAGATAAGCCATGGCCCCGGCGTGGGCGGGCGAGAGCAGGGCCGATGGCGGCGTCCATCCGGTCAGCGCCGGGTCGCCATTCTCCGCTCTCTGCTTCCAGTCGCCCCAGCAATGCGCGTCGAACAATTCGTAGGACAACGACCATATGACGCCCAGCCCCAGCGCCCCGGCCCGCGCCGCGAAGTCCCGGTGCCAGGCGGCGCAGGGCGCGTTGAGCACCCCGCCCGCCAGGCTGACGCGCCATTCGGCGCCCGCCCGTTCCAGCCGGAAATAATGGCTCATGCCGACATAATGGTTGATCGCCCCACGATAGCCCAGCGCGTGGATCGTCGCCACCACCCGCTCGGGCGTCTGGTTGAAACAGTCGTCATAGCCGGTCGCCATGCCCAGCCCATGTTCTGGCAGCATGACGTCGCCCACCGCCAGCACCGATCCGGCGCCGTCGCAGCCCATGCCGCTCAGTTCGGCCCATCCCTCGACCCCGCCCGCGAACGGCGTGTCGCCGCCGTCATAATCGGGCGGCACCAGCGAAATGAACATCCGGTCGACATCCCCGGCCCAGACCGGATCGGCCTCTTCCGGCAGCAGGTATCCGCCCTCCAGCGCGGCAAAATCCAGCGTGATGACAGCATCCTCCGGATCGCCGCTGGCATAGTTCCACAGGCGCACATACCAGGCCCGCGCCGCGCCCGCCGCATCCCGTCCCTCGATGGTCAGGGTCGGCCCGTGCGTTTCGTCCAGCCGGCGCACGCCGCCGCTGCGCCAGCGGAAGGACAGCACGCAATCCCGGAAATCCCGGCGCGTCTCATAGGCCAGCAGCGGGTGGCTCCACCGGTCCTCCGCGTCCCAGATCAGCCCGGCCAGGTCGCCCGATCCGTAGAAGACCGCGTCCACCCGCACCGCATCCGGTGCGGTGGTGACCACGCTCGCCATCATCGGGCGGGGAAAATTCACCGTCCAGTGCGTCGGTGCGAACCGCTTGATGAACCCTGTTTCCTGCCCCCGCCGCGCGTCGGCGAGCCAATAGCCGATACTCATCGCTCCAGCGCTCCCTTGACCGCGCGCGCCACCTGCCGCGCGCTGCGGGCCAGCAGGCGCGGTTCGCTCTCTTCGCCGCGCCCGCTCACCGCGATGCTCACCCGGACGTCGCGCGCCGCGCCGCCGCCCGGCACCACCTGACCGCTGCTCGTCGGCACGAACAGTTCCGGCCCGCGTTCCCCGACCATATAGGCCCGCCCCGGCGCCACCGGGCCGCCAGTCGCCCGCCCCGGCAGGCCCAGCACCGACGTCAGCAGCGCCGTGCCTATGCCCAGCAGGCCGCCACCCGATCCGCCGCCACCGCCACCGATGGCGGAATGCAGCGCCCCGGCGGCAATCTCGTCCAGCACGCCCAGCGCGACGCGGCGCAGTTCCTCGAACCCGAACTTGCCGCTTCGTACCGCGCGCAGCAGGCCCTGCTCGATGCGCAGCCCGGCCCGGTCGGCCCCGGCGCCGAGCGATCCCTCCAGCGTCCCCCGCATCGCCTCCACATCGCGCGCCAGGCCCTGTGTGTCGGCCCGCACCCGCACCACCAGCGTTTCGATCTCGTCATCCATCCCGCTTCCCCCCGCCCCTGCCGCCGCGATCCGGCATCGCCGCCATCAGCCGCGTCAGTTCCCGCGCATCCAGGCCCGCATCGGGCGCATCCTCGCCCCGCGCCGCGCGCAGCACCGCCGCGAGTTCCGCCGGGGTCGCACGCCAGAATTCGTCGGGGCGCCACCCCAGCAGCCATCCGGCAACACCCGCCAGCCGCGCCGCCCGCATGGCGAAGCGTGTCATTTGCCCGCCAATATCTGGTGCAATATCGCCTTGAGCGCCGGGGTCGCCTTCGCCAGCCCGGCGGCCAGCACCGCCTCGCCCAGCGCCTCGCGCGTCATCGCCCCGCGATCGGTCAGGCAATGCCAGAACAGCGCGATCAGGTCGCCCAGCGCCAGCTTCCCGTCCGACGCCCGTTCGATCAGCTCGAACAGCGGCCCCAGTTCCTGCTCGGCCGCCACCAGCGCCGCGAAACTCGGCCGCAGCGCCAGCCGCTCGCCGCCGACCTCCAGCGCCGCTTCCCCGCGCTCGGGATTGGCCGCGCTCATTCGCTCACCACCGCGCCGGAGCTTTCCAGGCTCAGCGCATAGTTGCGCTCGCCATTATAGTCGCCGGCATAGTCCAGCCGCGTGACAAGAAAGCGGCCGCGCATCCGCTCGCCACTCTCGAAACTCAGCTCATAATCCTCGATCGTGCCCGCCAGCGCATGGTTGCGGATGCGGATTTCCGCGCCGGACCCGGTGAACAGCCCGGCCGCCGATACGCTGACCGACCGCACGCCCGCCCCCGACAGCAATTCGCGCCAGCCGCCCGAATCCTTGCTCGTGATGTTCACCGCCTCGCCGTTTACGGACAATTGCGTGGTGCGCATCCCGGCGACGGTCGAATAGGTTGCCGGCATGGCGCCGTCCCCCACTTTCAACAGAAATGCACTTCCCTTTTCGACGCCCATGGCGCATCCTTTCATCAGCTAAAGCGTGCAAAACGCAGGTTAAGGAGAGTCCCCGATGTTGCTGTCCGTTTCCCTTGCCATGATGCTCGCCGGGGCACCGGCGGCCGACCCGGTCGGCGCGGGTCGCAAGGCTTTTTCGACCTGTCTGTCGAAGCAGATCCAGCCGGCGATCAATGACAAGATGAGCCTGGCCGACTTTCAGGCGCACATGAAACAGGCATGCGCGGATCAGGAATCCGCCTTCCGCGCCGCCATCGTCGCGCAGGACAAGGCCGACAGGATGTCCGACAAGGACGCACAGGCCGACGCCGACGACCAGGTCGCCGAATATGTCGACAAGATCACCGGCGAGTTCGAGGATTACAGCCAGCCGGGCTGACCGGCCCGGCCTTGGCCGCCGTCATTCCCGCACCGCGCGAATGCGATAGTCGATCATCGCCTGCCAACCGACGGGCGGCCGTCCCCCGCTGCGCGTCACCCGCGACCGCACCAGCCGCGCGCTCACGATCCGCCATCCGTCGCTGACCGGCGCCGCGCCGATCGCCGGGTCGATCCGCGCCATCATCGGCGCCAGCCGCCCGGGCGTGTCGTCCGGCACGACAAGGCCGATGGTCAGCCGCACTTCGCGTCCCTCCACATCCTTGCCGCCCCAGTCGCTGCCCAGGCATTCGCCCACATGCGCATAGGGCGCGCTGGCCCGCGCTGGCTCGCCGTCATACAGGCCGTTGAGCGCATCCATCAGCGCGCCGTCGTCCCGCATCGCCGCGATAACCGCGCCGCGCACCGCCACTTCCGCGCTCATCGTCCGCTCCTTCCCGCCTCGCGCAATGCCAGGTCGCGCATCCAGCGCGCGGCCAGCCCCCGGCCGTTCATGCGCACCGCATCGCCCTCGACACGCGCCTCCACGCCCTGCGCCGCCAGGGCCGCGGCGATGGCCTCGCGCCGGGCCGCGGCCCGTGCCCGCGCCATCCGCTCCAGCGCCGCCCTCACGCCAGCCGCATCCGGCGATAGGGCCGCCACAGCGCGCTCACCACCGCGGGCGGCGCGCCGCCCTCGACCCCGCGCGCCAGATAATGCTCCGCCGCCAGCCGGATGATCCCCTGCCGCAGCGCCTCGGGCACGCCGTTCATCTCCGCCGCCAGCCCCGCGCTGTAGGTCACGACCAGCCGCCGCCCGTCGCCAGGCACCGCCCGTACCCAGCCGTCGCCGGCCGCATCGATGTCCACCGCATAGGCGTCGACCGGCAGGCTCTGGACATTGCCCTCCGCATCGATCGCTTCCACGCGCGTCACCGCCACCACCGGCCGCGCCGACAATCTCTGCCAGCTTCCCGACCCCGCCACCGTCTCGCGCGCATCGCGCGCGATCAGCCATTGCCCGACAAACCGTTCGCACAGCCCCGCCGCGCTGCGCAGCAGCCCGGCCAGCACCGCATCGTCGTCGCCGCCCGCGATCCGCAGATAGGCTTTCAGTTCGTCCATCGGCGCGGGCAGCGCGCCCGCTTCCTGTTCCGCCGGCATCAGCGTTCCTCCACCCGCATGGTCAGCGTCCGCTCGTCCTCCTGCCCGTCCGACAGGGTGACGCGATTGATCAGCCGATAGACCCGCCCGACGATCCCGCCGGCCAGCCGCACGCTGCTGCGCTGCGCCTCGAATGCCGCATCCTCGACCGTCAGCCCGCCCTCCTCGTCCGGCACGACCGTCCACGCGCTCGCGATCAGGCTCTGTCCGGCCAGATAGGCGGACCAGTCGATCGCATGGTCGACCCGCGCCTGCGGGTCCTTCATCACCAGATTCATCGCGCCCTGCTCCCCCTCGTCGCCTCCGGCCGCGCGACCGGGGGACGGGCCTCGACCCGCATGCCCAGTCCCGGCCGCACCCCTGCCTGCCACGGTCCCCGCCATCCCGGCGGCCCTGTATCCAGCGCGCCGATCACCGCCGCGCCCAGCGCGTCACCCTGCAACATGACCCGCCTCCAGCGCCGCGATCCGCGCGTCCAGCCGCGCCAGCGCCCGCCGCGTCGCGGCCGCCTCCAGCGCCAGGCACTCCTCGTAGCGCAGGCCCCAGCGGTCGCCCGCGGCGCCGGCCCCGTCCCAGGCGTCATGGCACAACAGCCCCAGCCGCACCGCCGCATCCGGGCCCAGCCGCGCGTCGATCGCCGCCTGCACCTCCTGCGCCACCAGCCCGACATGATCGCGCGCCGCTGTGCCCTTCGCCGCGACCGCCTCGGCAAAGCGGAACCGTCGCCAGCGCACTGCGTCCCACGCATCGATCAGCGCGTCGTCGACATCGGCCAGGTCGCATTTGGCGCGCGCGTCGGACGTGCTGATCGTCCCGCTCGCCGCATAGACGACCGACCATCGCGCCCCGCCGCCGCCCAGCGCGAAGCTGTTGTCGGCCGACGGCGTCACCGCGCCGAAGGCGGTGATGGCCTGATATTCCAGTCGCAAGGCCTCCTGCATCGACGACGACCCGTTGCGCCCGACATGCAGGCTCATGCGCGATGCCAGGTTGCTCGTCCCGGGCGCCGTCGCCAGATAGGTGGTGCGGATGCGCGCCAGTTCGGTGAAATTGCCGCCGATCATGCCCCAGACATTATAGTCGCCGATGACATCGTTGGTGGTGACGTCGGTTCGCGCCGCCAGCGTGCCGTTGGCGCGATAGAGCCGGTTGTTGGCCAGCGCCCCCACACCCACGACACGCAGGCTCGCCTGCCCGCCGTCCATCATCACCGACATGGCCGGGGTCAGGATGGTGGGCTTGCCCATCCATCCCTCGACCGCATAATCCTCCGGCCCGACCGTGTTGATGTGCAGTTCCGCCGCGGCCATGCGCTGCACGCCGCTCGTGCCCAGCGCGCCGACGCTCGCGCGCACAGGCTCACCTCCACCAGCTCCAGCGCCACCAGCTCGCGCGGCGTCGTCCCCCGCGCCTCCCGCACCCGGTATCCGAAGCTGAGGCCATCCACCGCCTTCTCGCGCAGCGCCCGTGCCGCCTCGCGCCCCGCCGCCGTCCGCGCCGACACCCGGCCGATCACGCGCAGCCCGCGCCTGTCCTCCCGCGCCGCTTCGACGACGCCGATGACGCTGCCCGGCGTGTGTTGCCACAACAGCGGCACCCCCGCCGCCTCGACCCGCCCGAATGCGCCCGCCCGCACCACGTCGCCGCCCCGGTCCACCCGGTCGAATATCGCAGCATAGCCGGCAAAGCGCACGTCGTCCGTGCCCCCGGCGCCGCTCATCCCCGCACCAGCCCGACCAGCCCGGTCCTGACCGCGATCCCCAGCAGGATCAGCGCCATGCCGATCCGCACCGCCCACCCGATCACCGCCCCGCGCGCCGCCTTCTTCGCGTCGCGCCAGGCCGACAGCAATTCGCGCAGTTCGCGCACATCGTCCTGCGCCCGCCGGTCGGCCAGCCCCAGCCGCTCCAGCGCCCGTTCCGCGCCCAGCGCGCTCGCTTCCTCGACCAATGCGCGGATCGTCACCATGTCCACCGGCGTCCCCTCCGCCTGCGCGATCAGCCGCGCCAGCATCGCTTCCTTCATCGCCCCCTCCCTCATCCGATGCCCAGCATCGCCTTCTTCTCCTCGGCGCTCAGGAAATCCGCAGCCGCCACGCTGTCCCACAGCGCCGCGCGCTCGTCGGACAAGGCCGGCACCGCGTCCAGGTCCGGCGCGACGACGACACCCGGCCACCATCCGTCCAGCCCCTGCGACAGACCGGCGCCGATCTTCGCGACCAGCGGCAGGATGGCCTGCCGCCACAGCGCCTTGTTGGCCTCGCGATAATTGGCGTAGGCATTGTCGCCCGGCAGTCCCATCAGCATCGGCGGCACACCGAACGCCAGCGCGATCTCCCGCGCCGCCGCGCTCTTCAGCCCCACAAAGTCCATCTCGGCGGGGGTCAGGCTCATCGCCTTCCAGTCCAGCCCGCCCTCCAGCAGCATCGGCCGCCCCGCATTGGCGGCGCCCTGGAACGCCGCCTCCATCTCGCGCTTTACCCGCTCGAACTGTTCGGGCGACAGCACCGATCCGTCGCCGGGCGCATAGACCATCGCCCCGCTCGGCCGCGCAGCATTGTCCAGCAGCGCCTTGTTCCACACGTTTGCCGCATTGTGGATCGCCACTGCGCCCGCCGCCGCGCCGACGCACCCCAGCCCATAATGATCGTCCAGCGGATGCAGCGCCTTCAGGTGCAGCACGCTCGTCCGGCCGCCCGCATCCTCGGGATGCAGCCGGGTCACGCTTTCTCCCACCCGATACAGATAGGCGGCGGGCCAGCCGCGCGCGTCCGGTTCCACCCGCACCCGCTCGGGCCGCAGCGCGAACAGCTCGGCCGGCATTCCGTCGGCGCCTGCGATCACCTGCACATAGGCATTGCCGTGCAGCAGCAGGTTGCAGGCGAGTGTCTCGACCAGCCCCTGCCCCGCCGACGTCCGGCCGATCAGCGCGCGCACGGCATCCGCGTCATCATGCCCGCGCACCGTCAGCGCGCACGCCCCCGCCCCCTCCGACACCAGCCGCATCGCCCGCTGCGCGACGGGATTGCCCATCACGCCGGCGCGCAGTTGCGCTTCGTAACTCGCCGGCCATTCCCCCAGCACGACCGCGCCCGTTCCCCAGGCACGCGCCAGCACCGGCCGCGCATCCCCCTGCGCAGCCGCCTTCGTTCCGAACCACCGCATGTCGCTGTCCCCAAAAAGCAAAACCCTCTCCCAACCGGGGGGGAGAGGGTTAGTGGAGGTTAGCGGCTCTGCCGCTTACCGAAGCTGGGAGAGGGGGCCTGCGCACCCTCTCATGACATTCAAGGATTGCGCGCCAGCACGCCGTCACAGACGCTGTTCGTGCCCTCGCTCTTTCCGATCACCCGGCCGGCCACCGCGCCGGCCGCACCGGCCAGCAGGGTTTCGCCCAGGCTTCCGCCCGCCAGCGCGCCGACGCCCGCGCCACCGGCGGCACCGATCACCGTACCCTTGTCGCGCCCTTCCTTGCCCTTGAGCAGGCAATAGCGCACATCGTCCCGGTCGCGGGGCGCCGCACGCGCCACCCTGGCCCGGTCCTTGCTGTTCAGGCTCGCCGCCATCGCCGGCGCGGCCATCACCGAAACACCGACGAGCGCCGCTAGGATTTTTGTCGTCTTCATGGCTGCTACTCCGTCAAAACATGATGGATCGGGAACGAGCCTGGTCGCCGGCCGGTTCCCTCACATCCCCCGCACCCGCGCCTCGCCGCGTTTGCCCAGCATCAGTTCGGTCAGCGCCCACACCAGCGCGTCGGCCCGGTCGGGCGATCGCCCCGGCCCTTCATAGGCACCGCCCGCCACCAGCCCGCACATCTGGTCCTCCAGTGCCGGAAAGGCGCCCCGATGCGCCACCCGCCCCGCTTCATACAGCGCCGCGACCGGCTCGGCGCGCGCCGCCTTTCCCCGGCTCGCATGGACCAGCTTTACCGGCAGCGCCGCGTCCGCCGCGCGCAGCACGCTTTCCACCATCGCGCCGCCGTTGTTCGCTTCGGCCACCACCCGGTCGGCGCCGTGCGCCATCGCCGCGGCCGCGACCGCCCGTGCCCAGCCTTCGGGCGATGCGCCCTCCACGCTCGCGTCGGCAATCACATAGGCGCGCCCGTCCCCGCCCAGTCCGGCGACAACGATGCCGCACGCGTCGCCCCCCGCGGACGCGGGCGGATCGACCGCCACGACCACGCGGCGCAGCAGCGCCCCACTCCGCATGTCGCCCGGCACATGGGCGACGCGGCACCGTTCGATCAGGTCGCGGCGCCATAGCGCGCCCGACACCTCCTCGATCAGTTCGCCGTCCAGTTCCTGCCGCCCCAGCCGGGTTCCTCCGTAATTCGCCTCCATCGCCGCAATGAAGCCTTCGGCCAGGTTAGCCCGGTTCTCCAGCGTGCGCCCGCGCGTCACCGTCACGTCCGCCCCGGTCGCCAGCCTGCGCACCAGCGCCACCGGGCGCGGCGTCGTCGTCGCCAGCAGCTGCGGCCGCCGCCCCAGCCGCAATCCCATCTCCAGGTTGCTCCACGCCGTCTCCGCAAAGGGCCACTTGCCGATCTCGTCGGCCCAGCCATGGGTGAACTGCGCCCCGCGCAGGCTGTCGGGCTCCGCGGCGCCGAACAGCAGCGCCACCGCGCCATTGGGCCAGGTCAACCGCCGCAGCGCGGGCGCGAACATGGGCCGCCGCCACCACGGCGCGACCGCCAGCACGCCCGATGGGCCTTCCACCATCACGCTGCGCGCCTCGCCCAGCGTCGCCGCCACCAGCGCGATGCGCGCCTGCGGCTCCCTCTCGGCGATGGCGCGGACCCATTCCGCCCCGGCCCGCGTCTTGCCAAATCCCCGGCCCGCCATCATCAGCCATATGCGCCAGTCGCCATCGGGCGGCAGCTGCGCCGGGCGGGCATGCAGGTCCCACAGATGCTCGACCAGCGCGGCCTCGCTTTCGCTCATGCCGCTCATCAACCGCTCGCGCAGGCTCTCGTCCTCCGCCAGCCACTCCATGTCCGAAATCGCCACCGCCCCCCCGATCAGGGAAGCGGTCCGCTTCCCTATTTGCGCGGCGCCATCCCGCCAAAGGTCACCAGGCTCTCCATCCCGTCCTTCGCGACAGCCGCCACGCCGATGAAATGATCATCCACCACCACATCCGTCAGCACCGCCTGCGTCGCGCCGGTGACGATGCGGCCGTCGGTCCAGTCCTGCGCATCGGCCCGCCGCCAATAGACATGATAGGCCGCCGCCCCCGGCACCGCGTCCCAGAACACCCGCGTGTCCATCGACAGCGCGCCGTCCAGCGACACCGTCGCCGGTGCGGCGGGCGCGGCAGCCAGTTCGCGGATCGTCGCGACGTTCAGCGCCGTCACCCGGGCCAGATAGGGAAAGTCCATCCTGTCGACCGTGTCGCCATAGACGCGGCCATTCTCGGTCCGCAGGTCCTGATGCTGCTGGTCGTAATTCTCGATCCCCACCGAAAAGCGCACCGCCGGATAGCCCAGCTCCAGCGACGGCGTATGATCGCCCCCGCGCCCGAAACGGTCGGGCCGACGCACCGCGAACACGTCCAGCCCGATCTGCGGATTCTCCTGCGCGATCGTGTCGATCTTCTTGGCCAGCGCGCGCGACGGCCCGTCATCCTCGCCACCGGTCGCGCGCCGCGTCAGCCCTGCTTTCTGGTCCTCCGACGACCTGATGCCTTCTGAAAACACACGCACCCGGTCGGCCACGATCCGCCCATTCTGGCCGACCGTGTTGCCCACGATGTCGTTGTTCAGCATCGCGCGCACCTTCCATCCGCGCGCCTTGGCCGTACTGGCCAGCAACTTGCCGCCCCACAGCCCCTGCTCCTCGCCCGACAGCAGCGCGTAGACGATGGTGCCGTCGAACGTCTCGCCCGCCAGCACCCGCGCCGCCTCGATCACCAGCGCGGTGCCGGACCCGTCGTCATTGGCGCCCGGCGCGTCGCTGGTCGCATCCATGACGTCGCTCACCCGGCTGTCGATATGCCCCGCGACGATCACCACCTCGTCGGGATCGCCCATTCCCTTCTGGATCGCCAGGACGTCGACAATCTCCACCCCGTCGGGCGCGCGCGGCCCGCTGAAGCGATCCGCCACCGTTTCGACCGTCAGGCATCCGCCGCAACCCTTGGCGATCTTCCCGAACTCGGCCGCGCCCCATCGCCGCGCCGCCCCGATCCCGCGCTTGGGGTCGGTCGCGGACGACAGCGTATGGCGCGTCCCAAACCGCACCAGCGCCTCCACCGTCGCCTTGAGCCGCGCCGGATCGGGCGCCTTCGTCTGGGCAAGGGCGGGACTGGCGAGCAGGGTCGCGGCGGCGCATAGGGGCAATATCTTCATGGGAACGCAGGTCTAATGCCTCGTCGCCCCCTGTAAAGCTCCGCCATCCGGCTCATCCCCCCGCGTCGGCCCGCTTGCGCCGTATCTCGTCCAGCATGGCGCGCACCCGCGCTACCGCGCTGTCGGTGTCCGGACCGGCGTCGCCGCCGTCCCGTGTCGTCGCCATATGGTCGCGCCACTTGTCCAGCATGGCGAGAGCGGCGCGATGGTCGCGCCCGCGCTTCACCTTGCGGCCCGTCACCGCCCCGCTGGCATCCAGCGTGATCTCCTCCACGTCGTGGCCAAACAGCATGTCGCGCAGCAGCGCCGCCTCCAGCTCGACATAGCCGGTGCCGATCGCCCGGTCCCAGGCGCGGGCGAAATCGGGGTCGTTCCGTCGCCGGGCATAGGCGCTCGCCCGGCTCCGCCCGGACAGGCGCGCCGCCTCGTCGCTGTCCAGCGTCGCGGCCAGCCCGTCCAGAAACAACCGCTCCTCGCCTTGCGTCCATCGTGCCGCCGCCGCGCGACGCAGCGCGACCGGATTACTGCCCTCAGCGCCCAT